AGAATTAGCAGAAGTACCAGTTACGTTTGCTTCTGATACCAATTGTTTTGCTTGGTTTTCAAGAAGTACAGCCATACCTGCTTTTTCATACTCTCTACTTAATCCTTCTAGAAGGCCTGTTCTTTCCCATTTTTTTACTAAGCCATTTGATACTGCTTTTTGTTTAGCAATTGTATCAGTCGGCATTAAAGAATTAATGTTCATTAAATTTCCTCTTTTTTTTAAAAATCTTAGATAAGTCCAGCTAATTTCTTAAATCTGTCAGCCATTATATTTCCTTCTGAAAGGATTGATTTTGATGGTCTTGTAGATCTAGAAGCTTTACTTGCATAAGATTCTTTGATTGTTTTTACTTGTTTTTGTCCACCATGTATTTTAAACGATTCTGATAATGTAGCAAATACTAATTTAACTTCTCTCAATGAATGAGCTCTGTCAAAGTTTTCAATTACGTTCATTTTCTGACTTTCGTTCAGGTTATGGTTTCTAAATAATTTGTTTGAGAATAATAGTTTAGCATTTAAAAGATTTACTTCATTTAATTTAGATTTCATAAATCTAATTACTTTGTAAGCTTCTTCTAATTCTTCTTCTGCTGCAACTTCTTCATCTTCTTCTAAAGCTGGACCTTCTTCTG